TTGCGAAGAACTCGGTGTTGACTATATTATTGTAAACGGATCTGACGAAGGAAGGGCAATTGACACAGTACGAAACAAGGTCAAAAATTTTGCATCGACCGTATCACTATCTAGTGACTCCCAACACAAAGTCGTCATTATTGACGAAGCTGACAACACGACCCACGATGTTCAACTCGCTCTACGGGCGAACATTGAGACGTTTCATGGTAACTGTCGGTTTATTTTCACCTGTAACTACAAAAACAAAATTATCGAACCACTCCACAGTCGATGTGCAGTCGTTGATTTTTCAATCCCAGGAAAGCAAAAGAAAGTTCTTGCGGGGACCTTCTTCGACCGTCTCAGGTTTGTACTTGAGAATGAGGGCGTACAATATGATCAAAAAGTACTTCCCCAAATCATCCTGAAGTTCTTCCCTGATTGGCGTCGTACACTGAACGAGTGTCAACGCTACTCAGTTGGTGGTGTTATTGATAGTGGTATTCTTTCTAGTTTGTCTGATATCAAGTTTGCAGAACTTACTCAGGCATTGAAGAATAAAGAGTTTACTACTGTTAAGAAGTGGGTCAATTCTAATTTGGACAATGAACCATCTCACATTTTTCGTTCAATCTATGACAATCTTTATGCTTGCCTAGATCCTCGAACTATTCCTCAGGCAGTATTGATTCTTGGTAAATACCAATACCAATCTGCTTTTGTTGCAGATCAAGAGATCAATCTCCTTGCTGCTCTTACCGAAATGATGGTGGAGTGCAATTTCAAATGACAAAGAAAACTACGCCTCAGAATGTGGCAGAAGCAAACGAAGCGTTGTTTCGTGCTACCATGAATCTTCCTGCTGCTGCTGCCCATTGCGGCATGACTCAGAAGGAAATGAAAATGACCTTTCTTGAATTTCTGAAGTATCACCCTGCTGATTATGAAACAAGTAATCATTGATTATCCTGATCATGTATCTAAAACTGCATTAATTGATTTTGTCACTAAAGCGTGTCATTTTTATTTTGACCATCTTCAAGATTCTATTAAAGAGGGAGATCCAGAATCAGAATACTTGGAAGAACTTTTAGAATCTGTGAATAATATGGGGTTTATTAGGTATGTAACAGAAATGGATGATGTTTGGAAATTGAATCAAAATCTTAAAGATAGTGATTATGAAGTATAAAACACCATTGAGATATCCTGGAGGTAAATCTAGAGCAATCAAGTTCCTGAGTAACCACCTGCCTACATTTGAGTCCTATCGTGAACCGTTCCTAGGTGGCGGTTCTATGGCGCTCTACGTGACCCAGACGTTCCCTCGCACTGATGTGTGGGTCAACGACCTTTACTACCCTCTGTATGCCTTCTGGAAGACCCTCAGGGACCATGGAGATCGCCTCTCCAATGACCTTCGAGAACTCAAGACAGAACTAGGTGAGAGTCCCCATGCTCACAGAGAAGCATTTGACAACGCCAAGTTGGCACTAAACACCAACGATGATTACAATGCTGGATTTAATTTTTACATTGTAAACAAATGTTCTTTCAGCGGACTGTCAGAATCATCTGCTTTTAGTGAGCAAGCATCTAGACAAAACTTTACCTTTAGAGGTATTGATCGTTTGCCTGCTGTCTCTGAGTTAATTCAGTATTGGAGAATCACCAATATGGATTATGCTGAATTGCTTTATGGTAAAGACAGTTTTGTTTTTCTAGATCCCCCTTATGATATTAAAACTTCTCTTTATGGTAAGAAGGGAAATATGCATAAGGGATTTGATCATGAAATGTTTGCTGCACATTGTTCTAATTCAGAACAGAATTGCATGATTACTTACAATTCAGATCTCTATGTCAAAGAAAGATTCCCAGGATGGTATCAGCAGGATTGGGATCTTACTTATACAATGAGATCCACAGGAACGTACACCCGTGACCAAAAAGAACGAAAAGAACTTCTTCTTCTAAATTATGAAACAGTACAATCATCCCTTGACGGATTATTTGAAGACAATCAATGAAAGCAAAAATAATCTAATGGATGGCGAAGACCCAGGATGGGAAAAAGATTATCCCTCCTGGGTCATTACCAAATGCATGGCGTCACACTACGACACGGTTTTGTTGGCAAATGAAATGAATCTGTATCATCAGTTGCCGAATAAACTTCAATATGATTTCTTTATAAATACCGTCAGGAAGAGAAAACGTTTCTCGCCCTGGGAAAAGAAAGTCAAACTTGATGATCTTGAATGTGTCAAGGAGTATTATAATTATAGTACCGAAAAAGCACAGGCAGTTCTGAAGTTACTAAATAAAGAACAAATTGACTACATTAAATCTAAATTAAACCGTGGAGGTAAAAAATAATGACGCAAGTTGCTGAGGTACAGTGGACTCGTGAAAGTATGGTTGAGGTTAAACTTTCTCAACCCGATGATTTTCTTAAAGTGCGTGAGACACTCTCTAGAATTGGAGTTGCTTCACGTAAAGAAAAGAAACTCTATCAATCTTGTCACATCCTTCATAAGCAAGGAAAGTACTACATCGTTCATTTCAAAGAGTTGTTTGCTCTTGATGGTAAGACCGCAAATCTGACGCAGAATGATGTTCAGCGTAGGAATCGAATTATTCAACTTCTTGTTGACTGGGGACTCGTAACAATTGGTTCTCCAGACCAAGAAAAGATTCTAGACATTGCACCACTTAATCAGATTAAAGTTCTTGCTTATAAAGAAAAAGGTGAATGGGAACTTGAATCTAAGTACAATATCGGAAAAAAGAAAACTGCTCCAGCAGTAGCATAATATAAATAAAGGAGCCATGCTCCTTTTTTAATGTCTGAAAATAAAGAGATTAAAACTGAGGATGCCAAGAAGAATGAAAATAAATTTGAATGGGCTGATGAGGGTGTATCTACCCTGGTGCGTGTAATTATATTAGGGTGGTCAGCAGCAATCCTGACACTTAATTATGTTTCCGTTCCTGGTATGCCTCAGAAAAACATCGATCCTACTTTTATCGCTTCCGTTTTTACTGGAACTCTAGCCACATTTGGGGTCGTTCCTGCTAAGAAAAAGGAAGAAGAAACCAAAAAAGTAGAGGAAAAGAAAGATGCAAAAATTGATTAACGTCATTGCCCTGCTGTCGGGACTGGTATCATTATCAGTTCTCGGCGGTGGGGTTTATCTGTATAAGAATGCAGATGTTCTTATGGAGGACGCCAGAAAGAAAGTTACTGCAGCAGCAGTAGAAGGTGTTAAAACTGCATTACCTAAATTGGTAGATTCAGCAATGCCTAAGATTCCAGAAGCAACTGGTCCTTCCATTCCTACTGGTCCTATTACAACTGGTCCCAATATCCCATTATAACCATGTTTAAATCCAAGAAGACCGAGGTAGAAATGCCAACACAAATACCAACCAACAAACAATCGCCAATTAAGATTGCTGCATTGGCATTGGGTGCAGTTGTGGGCGTTTCTCACCTTGGACTTCTTGGTTATGTACTTAGAGACAACACTCCTAAAGTAAGGGATGTCCCTGCAATCAATATTCCCCGTGGACCATATTCCTCCTACAAAATAAAAGTAGGTAAGGATGGATATGAGATTGAGTATCGTGCAGATGATCCTAAAGTTCTAGAGTCAGAAAGATCTTTAAATTCTGATAGTGAAAAAAGAGGATTCTTTGGTGGTGGAACTCAGAAGCGTAGTGAGTATCGTCGTGATGAATACACCAGAGAAGGTACACGCAACCTAGGAGGCGCTTCAGTAGATGCCGAGGGAAAGACCCTTGCGAAAAGCGAAGAGTGTATCAGGGCGGACGCTGGAGCACGCTCACAAGGTGCGATGGCAGGTAGTGCTATTGCTGCTGGCGTAGCAGTCCCTGCTCTGGTCAACATCCCATACATTGGATGGTTGGCAGGTGGTTGGGCACTTCTATTAGGACAGAAAGCGGGATCTGAATTGGGTTCGGAAATCGGAACAGTTTTTAATGATTGCTAATTTAAATTGTTAAATAGTTAAAATTAAGGTAATATTATGGCAAGATCTCCATATAAAAAACAAGTTAAGAGAGAAGCAACAGAAACCTTCTTTTTGTATGTATTCTTCCATTCAATCTGGACTAGTGTTTTAAATTTCTTTCATCATGATTAATGCCTAAGATTCCTGAAATAACTTCTACTGATATTAAGATCGGTGAGATTCAAATTCCTA